CGCGCAACCGAACCAACGTGCGGGCCTCGTGGGTGCGAAAAATCCCACTCGAACCCGCCCGCCAGCTTCGCGGCCGGTTTTCGGCCGTGTATCCCTGGGGACGGTGACGCAACTTTTATTGTCACCATGGCTGGATGACAACCTCCGGGAAGAGGTGTTGCGCGGCTTTCACCTTGCTCTGGCGAGCCCAGGCTCGGGGACCGCGGCCGCAAAATGCGACCAGAACCGCGATCCACGGAAGGATAAGGGGGAGCGCTCAAGGGACCTAGAGCGTCAGACGGCGATGCCAGGGGGCTGCTAACCCTTCTTCCGTCTGAACTGAGAAGTTCTTACAACGCTTCGCCGCGCCATGCCAACAGGGCAGGCATCTGGTTCCACGGGCAAGCAATCCCCTCAGCCTCCTTCACGCTCGGTCGCAAATCGAGCGTTCCGGCAGGCGCGCCATCGCGCCGCATGCACATGCACTTCCCTGCTGTCGCTTCAGGGGCGAGCGCGCCAGCACCCGGGGACCTTGCCCTCGTAGCACTGGCACGCCGCAATGAGAATCTCACACATGTCGTCGTCGTGCACATCGGTGCGGGTCTGTTGACGAAGGCGCAGCGGCAGGACCTCGACCTGGGTCTCCACCTTAGCTCGCACCTTCACCATCGATCCCATCCACCGCGTCTGATCCTCATCGAGGTCCACGATCTCGCTGCCACGTCTCTCCTCGTGGTAGCGCGCCAGACCCGCGAAATAATGCGAAACTGTCGAGTCCAGCCCAGCGAAGTAGGCCGCGTAGCACCAATAGGTGGCCGCGGCCAGGGCGTGAACTTTTGTTTTGCTCCCTGCTCTGAAGGCCTGTAGCACTCCGGTCGAACTGAGCCACGAGGCGTGGTTGACCGTGCGCCGGACGTCCGGGCTCATCTCGTCCGTGAGACCCCGGTTGTTGGTCGCGAAATGCCATCCCGTGAATTCCGCTGCGGTAGCGCCGGTGTGCTCCTTGATTTTCATCTTGAAGCCAGCACGCTCCCACAGGTCCAGGTAGGCCTGTTTCCGCGGTCCCGTCCAGTCATCTGCTGGTACCCCGAAGATTGAATCATCTCCTTCGAAGCATGCTCTGAACCAAGAAGGATCCTTCGAGACACACTCACGAGCATTCGCGGCGGCCTTTTTGGGTGTGTCCGCCATCGCAGCGCACGTCAGGACCATATTGGTCAACCAGTTTAACACTGATGTCCCTCGATGGCCCGTTCTGCGGATGGCGTTTATCATCACCCCCTTCTGGTCCTTGCACCCTTTCCCCACTCTGGTGTAGCGGACGGCATTGACGGCGTCGCAGCACTTGTAGAGATGTTCCCTCGCCAGTGCCTGGTCTGCGATCTCGCCGTGAGCCTTCATCAACAGGTCCAGCGCATACTTCAGCAGCACGTTTTCCAGGTATCTCCTGACTTCGTCCGTGCAGCATCCATCCCACGCTGACCCGTCTCCTTCCAGAATAACCATGTTGCGCGATTTGTGGCGAATGCGCCGCGCCACGCGTTTCATGGCCATGGGTTTGTCCAGGTGCTTTATGCTGGACGGTCCGAAGTGCTTGAATATGCAGTATTCCAAGCACGCGACTGTATCGACGGCACAGACCATCCCTGCCTCTCCATCGGCAAGGATCGGCCTTGGCCGTTCTTCTTTGCCCTCCACAAGGACAAGCACCTCCTTCTTCACCGCCCCACTGGACATGTAGGGCATGCCTCGTTTACAGGCATCTGTGAAGGCCAGTTCCAATTTGGCATTGCTCCACGTCTTCGCGGCACGCGCCCGCGCCGTGGATTTGTTACTGGCCCAATCGGCCACATTCTCAGGCGTAATGACGTTCTTTTTGATGAAATCGAGCACGTACCCAATTTTCCGCAGGTCGTCCTGCTCGAACTTCACCATGATCCCGATCCGTGGAGCAACGTAACGCTTCTCGATGCCCTGCACGAACGTGTCGTAATCGTCCTGCCACACCTGCACGGGCACCCCTGCGGGCCCCGTCCTTACCGCCCCGTTGCGCAACCCCTGGGTCGTGCCCATGGAGTCCGCCGGCAACACGTCCAGCCACGGAACCACATGCCCCGCGAGATGCCTCAGGCGCTGCGCCGCTTGCACTCCATCGATGCGTGCGACCACCTCTTGCATTCTTACTGGCGTGTCCGTGCGCTCGATCGCCTCCGCTGCGGCCAACGGCATGACAGCACCGTCCGGGTCCACACCACTCCCAGTGTTGACGCGGCTCATGTCGTGCTGCACGCTTTCCCCTTCCGTCATCTCGACCTGATGTACTATGCTGAGCGCCGGCCCGAACAAGTCATGGTCTTGATCTTCATCAGGAAGGTCCTCGATCGCAAGCAGGGGGGACTCGTCCCCATCGTCGCCGTCGTCAGACGGTGCCAAATGGCCATCCAATGTTGGCCGAACTGTCCGCAGCCGCTCCGCTTCTTCCGGCGTGATGTCGATCCAGTCGAAGTCGACTCCTGTCTCCACCCGCCCTCCGCAATAGCAACCGCTTAAACTCTCCACCTTATCCACCACCCAGCCCATAGAGATGTAGTACGCGTCCGCCTCCACGAACGTTTTCATGGCCGAAGGCATGACCTGCATCATGCTCATCGAGACGGGGTCCGGCTTGGACCAAAGTCGCGCACTCACAACCCCAAAGGTTGCTGAAATGTGGTTCGTTTCGGTGTGAAGGTGCTTGTGTATCATTGCCCACATGGCGACCCATTCGTCAACCGAAAGCATGACACGCTGTGTGACAAAGCCCCCGGCAATGAACCACCTGTGTTCGCAACGATTACAGCTTCGCTTGCAGGCGTACGTGAGCACCACTTTCCCGGTCCGCTTGCGGCACCGGTCAATGTGTTTGGCATCGCATCTCATACAAACCTGCCTGTCCCCGCCATACCGGATCACTGCCGTCATGCCGGGTGCAACCACTTCAATTCAAGAGCAGCCGTACTAGCCGGAAACCTTGAG